GTGGTTTCTATATTGCTCAAAGTTACGATATTGCTTATATGGCAACTGATTTACAATATAAAAATCGTTTACTTCGTGGTGATTTAACCTATAAAGTTACGGCAGGTCCTGATGGTACAAAAATTTTACATTTATATTCAACCCCTGGTTCTAAACTTACATTTGGTAATGTATATAACCCTATGGGTGGTATTAGTTTAGTTGGATGTGAAGTGTGGTATACTTATTATGATACAAGTAATGGTGGTGCTGATGAGTGTCGAAAAGAAAATGACACAGTAATTCTTTCACCTGACCAAATACCATTATCTAAAATGGATTTATCACTATTAAACGAACCAACTAAAGTTATTGTACGTAAATTATTTTTTTCAAAAGCAAAACGTGCTTTAGCAAATGTTAGAGGTAAATGGAGTGGTAAGATTTCTATAATGGAAGCCGAGGCACAACTTGATTATAGTATGTTGATAAATCAAGCAGATAAAGAATATGATTCAACAATGGAAGAGTTGAATAAGAGACTTGAACGCATGTCACCATATTCTATTATGGAAAAACAAGCAAAATTAACTGATGATACGATTAAAATTTTATCAGGAAAACCGTTAAAAATGTACACAATTTAGAATAAATAACTATTTATAAAAAAATGAAAATTAAATTAACTGAATCACAATTAAAAGAAATGATAGGTGCTTCAATTATGGAAGCATTTGAAGATAATCCAGAATTACAAGAAGGTTGGTTAGGTAATATGTTTAAAGCTGGTGCACAAACAATTGGTAATAAAGTTGGTAAAGCATATAATGATTTCGCAGGACGTGTTAACACACTAAATGCTAAAGAACAAGGTGATAAAGCAAATGCTTTACAACAAGAATTGGAAGGTATGCCTGCTCAAATTAAACAACAAGTTAAACAATATCGCCAACAATTAATGTCTGATGTTAATACTAAAGTTGCTGAATACGCTAGAGAATTAAAAGCTGATATGCAAAAGAAACAAGATAAACTTAGTGATATTAGAGGTAAGCAACAACGATATCAGGATAAAGCAACTGCTAATCAACAACGTTATGACCAATTACATCAACAAACAAGTGGACGTAATCTTGATGAAGAAGAAATGTTAAATGATATGATTTCTGAAGCAGTTAGAAATGTATTAAAGAAATAAAAATATTATTTTAATAAATTAAAAACAAGGAATGGTATTTGGTTTGTACTATTTCTTGTTTTTTTATTGTATATGACTATTTTTTATTTAGTTAATAACTATTTATATATAATAAGTTTATAAAAAAATGGCAGATAATAGAACAGTTTTTCAAAGATTACGTGATGTTGTGATTGGTAATAGAAGTACTACGACACAAAATTTACCATTGCAGTCAACATCATATGATATGAGTAATCAAAGCGATAATGTAATATATACTTTTCAAAGTAAAGAAGAAAGAGACACAAAACTTATTGAGTTAAGACAACAAAAATTATTAGCTTATCAATGGGCAAAAAATGGTTATGATACATCCATGCAACAACTTGCTGGTGCAACACAAGTTAAAGTAATGTATCGTGATGCTGATTTAATGGATATGTGGCCTGAAATCGGTAAAGCACTTGATATTTATTCCGAAGAAACTTGTTGTCTAAAAAACGGTAAAATGTTGAATATTTATTCAAAGTCTCCAAGAATTAAATCAATATTAGAAGACCTTTTTGAAAACAGACTTGATATACAACAAATATTACCTGAAATTGCACGAGGTGTTTGTAAATATGGTAATGATTTTAGATTCTTAAATATTAATGCTGAAGAAGGTGTACTTGGTTGGAGAGAGTTGCCTGTACATGAAATGAGAAGAATAGAAAACGGTATGCAAAATATTTACGGTGGTGCTACTGTAAATGCTAATTTATACAACATTAAACCAGGTGAAACAAAATTTGTGTGGGAAGGTCATAATGACCAAATGCCATATTTAAATTGGCAAGTTGCTCACTTTAGGATGATTAGAAACGGTATATATTTACCATATGGATGTAGTATATTAAATTCAGCAAGAAGACATTGGAGAATACTTTCAATGATGGAAGATGGTATGTTATTGTATCGTTTAGAGAGAAGTATTGAAAGACGTATCTTTAAAGTTAATGTTGGTGCGATAGATGATGCTGATGTTCCTGCATTCTTACAAGAATTTGCAAATTCATTCAAACGTGCACCAATTATTGACCCAGCAACAGGACAAGTCGATTTAAGAAAAAATTTCTTAGATGTTAGTGCCGACTATTTCCTACCTGTTAGACCAGGACAAGACCCAACATCTATTGATACATTGGCATCTGCTCAAAATATAACATCAATGGATGATATTAACTTTATACAAAATAAAGTATTAACTTCTCTTGGTGTGCCTAAAAGTTTCTTAAATTATCAAGAAGCAAATGGTAAAGCACAAAACTTATCTTTAATGGATATTCGTTTCTGTCGTGCTGTTAATTACGTTCAACAAGTTCTATTAACTGAATTAAATCACATTGCTATAATACACTTATACACATTAGGATTTATTGATGATTTAACTAACTTCACATTAACAATGAATAATCCATCAAACCAAATTGAGTTGATGGAACTTGATAATCTAACAAAAAGATTAGCAGCAGCATCTTCTGCATTAGCAGAACAAGGTGGTGGTATTCCTTTGATGTCATGGCATCAAGTACAGAAAGAAATTATGGGTAGAACTGATGCTGATATTGCCCAAATGTTAAATGAAATAAGAATTGAGGCAGCAATTGCTAATGAATTACAAATGACAGGACAAATAATTAAGAAAACTGGTTTATTTGATAAAGCAGATAGAATTTATGGTGAACCAGGTGCTAAATACAGTGACAATCCTGAAGGTGGTGAACCTGGTGGAAGTGGTGGTTCTGGATTAGGTGGTGGTATGCCTATGATGGGTGGTGATGATTTTACTGGTGATGATTTAGGTGGTGATGAACTCGGTGATTTAGATTCACCTGATTCAGATATGTCAGGTGAAATTGGTGGTGATATGGGAAGTGAAGACATGGGTGGTTCAGAACCATTACAAGAATCTAAAATTGATGAATATATAAGAAAAGTATTAAATAATGGTGATGATTATATACCATATAAACCAAAAGCAACAAGTGAAAAATTATTCTTAAATGAAAATTTAACAGCAGCAATTAAAGAAATAGATTCAATGAAAAAAAGTTTTGATGATAATTTATCAAAACAAGGATTTTAACCTATTTATATGTAAAATATGTTATAAATAAAATGAAAAATATTGATTTAAATAATAAAAAGGATTTATTAAAACTAAAAGAAAGTTTTTCAAAAACATTAGATAAAAGAGTTGAACAAATTGAGTTGAATGAAAAAATAGAAAGTGTTAATGAAGCAAATTTTGGGTCACTTAAACAATTGTTTGAGTCAGTAACACACGATTTATTTAACACAAAAGAAGGACGTGGTATTATTAAAGAATTTGTTGGTATCATACGCAACAATTTATCTTTAAAAGAAAGTTATCAACTTTATAAACAAATAAAAAACCTACCACAAGATATTAATGAAGCAACTCTTCTTAATTTATTTGAAACAGTAACTAAAAACATTGATGTAAAAAAACTAATCAATGGCGAAAAAAAAATACGTGAAATTGTTAAAGAAGGTATTAAATTATCTTCGTTAAATGCTAATGATTTAGACAATATTTTGAATAAAAATAAAGATTTGAATGAATCATATGAATTTTTAATATCTAAACCAAAAAATTCAAAAAATATTGTTGAAACATATAATTCAATTAAAGTTGTTTCTAAATATATTAATGAGAACACAATTGTTAAAAAAGTTAATGAAAGTGTTAACATTAATAAAACAAATAAAGAAATTTTTACTGAATTAAACAACCTTTTAAGAGAGGGTGTAGAGGATTGGGAACGAGATGTGATTATGGACATTACATTAGGAACAATATCAGGTAAAGAAAAAGAGATTATTTTTGAGGAGTATAAAAATAAATGTGTGTTAACAATTAATGAAATGTGTGATGATTGTGACCTACACAATAAAGCAAATCTTGAATTAATGAAAGAACAAATCAAAAATAAAAAATTTAAAGAAGAAACATTTAATGATGATATGTTTAAATTATCTGAATTAAATTATACAATTAAAAATTAATTAAATGAAAAACATACTATTAACAGAATCACAAATGAAATTGATTTTGAAAGAAGAAGAAAAAAATGATTTGATACAAACATTAATTTTTTCTAAACCTGAAGATATTTCATTTAAAATGACTGATGGGACTTTTGGTATTCCTGTTAGTAGACGTTTCATGTTTTTAATTCCTGTTATTAATGGTGTAGAAATACCTAGAGAATTAGTTAATTTAGACTGTGAAGAATACAATGTAGATGATGAATTATTTTGGCAATTACATATACGAATAAACGATAAAATACAACGTTTAGGTATTGCTGAAAAAATATATACAGCATTCATTCTAAGTGGTAATAAAGTTGTATCCATATTTAAAAATAGGGCATCATCTTTTTATGTGGAAAAGGGTAAAAAAATTGATTCAGATAATGCAATATCAGGTTTATGGGAAAAATTAAAACAAAATCCTAAAATTGAAATATTTCAATTGGGTGATTCTGAAGGTAATGTTATTGGTGTAACAGGAGAGTTAAAGCGATGAAGCAAAGAAATATTTTAATAACTGAAAGGCAGTTAAACCAGTTTATTCTTAAACAAATGATTAATGAAGGTACCTTAAAAAACTTATGTAAACGTTTTTTTAAGGGTTGTGAAACTGTTGATGATTATTATGTTCAAATACTCAAATTGATTTGTAGCGGACTTATGACAGCGAGTATTGCAATCGCTTTAATCACTAATGGTGGAACTAATCTATCTAAAGAAGAAACACAAAAACTAACTATCGAGGTAGCAAAGGCAGTGCCACAATCTGAATGGAAAATGGTTTGCACAGATGCTGTAGTCACAGTCTATAATGCAGTACCAGAACAATGTAATAATGATGTTGAACATACTGCATCAATGTTTAAATTAAACTTGAAAGATGTTGCATCACATAAAGTTGTTGCTGTTGAAAGAACTTTCATGAAAGAACTTGGACTTGAATATGGTGATGTAATTAAAATTGAAGGTACATATAAGGGTAAACAAGATGGTGTGTATCAAGTTCAAGATACTATGAATAAAAGATATGCAGGGCAACATAAAATTGACGTATTAGTGCCATCTGATATTAAATATGGAGGTACAATGCCAAATCAATTTGCTAAGGTGTATATTTTAAATGATAAAAATAATACACAAAAATATTTAGATTTAATGGCACCAAGTCTTTAAACTAAGTAAATTATTTATTAAATAATAAAAGTGTCCCAGAAACGATAAAAATGGGGTTAAAAACAATTTTAAAAAATGAAAATTAAACCAACAAAAACAGAATTACAAGAATGCATTGTTAATGCAGTATCAAGACTTATTAAAGAAGGTAAAACAATGAGAGATGAAAGAGATTGGGGTAAAAAAGATGACTATAAGAAAAGAACACCAAAACATCAAAAAATGAAACCTCAAGGTAAAGAAAAATATAAGAATTGGGATAAATCAGATTTTTAACTTATACAATCTTGACTTTTTTAAAAAATTATCTATATTTGTTATAGATAATTTTATTATATGGCAACAAGATTAAATAGCGAAAGTAAAATTGAAAATACTTTATTCACATTAAAAATTGGTACAACTAATAAACTCAACCCACAAGTAATATATGTTGAGGGAAGAACATTTATTAGTCCAAAAGAGGAAATGGATTGTTATGATAAACAAATTAGGGAATTAAAAGTATACCTACAAAGATGTTTATCTTCAATGCTTAATAACAATGATTTATTTGAAAGAAAATATATATTAGACTTTCAATTAGCGAATAGTGGTGTTAAAATGGGTAAAAAGAGTTTTTTATCGTTTGAGTTTCTACTAAAACAAAAGAGTACACCATTACTAAAGTTTAAAGAAATTAAAAATAATTGTGGTAAATATATCAATGAAGTTATCAATCCTTTTAAGGAAGAAATTGAACGTCAAGGATTTTATATTACAAAAACAAAAAATGTTATTATAGAAGATGCAGTGCTTTTACATTCATAAAAATGCAACATTACCAACATTGAGACTTGAATTAATTCTTGATGGTAAATATGATTTTTTTAAATCATATCATTTCAACAACGCAATACAAAATGCTGATGTTACTTTTTCAATGTGGGATGAACATGATGTATTAAAAATAGCAGATGCACCTTGTGATATTATATTATCTAAAGATGACACATGCGTAGATAGATATATTATAGAATATAAGTGGAGAGAGAGAGATACAAGAAAAATAGGTCACTTTAAGGGGAAAATTAAAATAAATTTCAAAAGTGACTTATATGAAAGTGGTGTTACTTATGATGGTGGTACTTTTATTGGACCAATATATGAGGATTTAGATATATTTATAAAAGATTAATTGTCTTTAATTATTTTACGAATTAAAAGATTCTTCTTTTTCGATATATCAAGGAAATGTCTGGTATTACTTTTACCATCATCAAAAATTATAATGGCATCAATATTATTTGTTATTTCATCAACACAAATATTAAGTGCATGTTTACCATTTAATTTCCAATCACATGGGATTGTAATAGTTTCAATACCAAATTTTTTAGTAAACTTTGAAACATATTCATCACCAACTGTGTAAATAATAATTCGCTCCCTTTTTTCTGCTTTATTACGAAGCATGTTAATACACTTGTATTCAAAATATTGATAATTTTCGGTGTTTTCACCACCAATAATAGCAACTTTAAACATAAATTAACGATTAAATTTTAATAACAAAACAAATATAATATTTTTTTTTAATAAATGGCAACGACAGTAACAATACCTGATAGTTATAATTTAGAAATGTTATCGAATGGTAAATTTCAAATAGTACCAAATGACATACAACAACAAAAACCACATTCATTAATAATACCTGATGGTTATAATCTAGAAATGTTATCGAATGGTCAATTTCAAATAGTACCAAATGACATACAACAAGAAACATATTCAAACATAAATGATTATCACCAACAACATAACACAAATAATAATTATAGCAAATATAATGAATTCAATCAAACTAAAAAACCAACATTATCAAGAGAAGAAAGAAAACTTTTAGAATTTTGTGCAAGTGTTGATATGAGAGAATTTATTAGAGAGGAATTTGAAAAACACCCACTTATTTGGGAAGATGGGATATTAAAAAAAGGATGGTAATAAACCATCTTTATTTTTTTTATAACTATTTATATATAAATAATTTTTTAATATGGTTATACGAAGTTTAATAGATAAAAGTACTACAATTAAAATGAATACATCATACAATTATGGTTTAAATCCAATTTGTATGTTAAGTTATGGAACTGATGTTACTAGAGCATTAATTCATTTTGATATAAGTAATTTGAAAAAAATGTATAAAAATAAATATTTTACTAACACCAAATCTTTAACACATAAACTTTTACTTAAAAATTGTGCTTCAATTAATCCAGAAAAAAATAGTAAAATATTACCAAATAATGATAATAACTGTTATAAAGAACGTGCTGTTTCTTTCACGGTCTTAGCATTAAAGGTTAATAAAGAATGGGATATGGGTGTTGGTTTTGATAATATTGATGACACTTGGATTGGCGGAAAGAATGTTATATCTAAAAATGGTGCAACTTGGTTTAATGCAACAACAGAAAAAAAATGGGATAATGTTGGTATTTACACCGATGATTATATTGAAGCACAATACGAAAGATATTTAAATAATGATGAAATAAGTGGTAGTCGTTTTAGTGGTGATACTTTAAGTAGTATCACAACAGGTGACACAATTACTGGTATCACAACAGGTGACACAATCAGTGGTGATACTATTATTGTTGGTATGCAAAAATTCGATGTCGGTAATGAGAATTTTGAAATAGATATAACGGAATATGTCAATAGGTTAATCAATGATGAAGAAGAAAATTACGGAATATGTTTAATGTTCACACCACAAATAGAAGATATTAACAACGGTGTGTGTCAATATGTTGGTTTCTTTAATGAGAAAACTAATACAATATTTACACCTGTATTAGAAACACGTTATAATAACAATGTTAATGATAATAGGTTTAATTTTTATTTAAATAAAAACAATCGTTTATATTTATATTCAATAATTGATGATAAATTTGAAAATTTAGATACATTACCTGTTTGTACTATTGATGGTGTTGATTATGAGGTGAAACAACAAACTAAAGGTATTTATTACGTTAATGTTAAATTGAATAGTAAAGACTATAAACCAAATCAGATTATTTATGACATATGGTCAAACATTATTTATCAAGGGGAGATTTTAGATGATGTTGAAATGGAGTTTGTGACACATTCTCAAAATAATTTCTTTAAAATTAATGAAACTGTAACAACACCAAAAACTTTAAACCCTTTATTAGTTGGTATAAATAATGAAGAAAATATAACTATGGGTGAAATTAGAATGAATAAACTATTTTTTAAAATCCCATATACTCATTCAGATTATTTATTAAATAATAGTGCAAAATATCGAATTTATGTTAAAGACGGTGATAGAGAAGTTACAATAATTGATTGGGATTATGTTATGAATATAAGTAAATGTGGTTTATTTACTATTGATACCTCAACATTACCATCAGCACAATATTACATTGATATTAATGTTGATTTTGGTGAAGAAAAAAGAATATTTAAAAATGTAACAACATTTAAAATAGTATCGGATGTAACGAAACAAAAAAGATAACAAAAAAACCTGCAAGATTTTGCAGGTTTTATTTTTAATTTCATTTAATTAATTCTTATGTGTTTACTTAATAATTTATCAGATAATCCTGAAAATGTTTTTGAGACGATTTCCTGTTCAGCAACACCACCAACAGCAACATAATTACTATTTTTATGTACACCACCAGTACTACCAAAAGTTCTTTCTAAATTTTCAGATGCCTCATCAGGACAAGGTGGTAAATTTGAATATTTATGTGTGTGTGATTTAAACATTTGTAAAAATAATAGTAAAAATTCTACCAATTTATCACCGTATGGTAGTAAATGACCTTTGTTTACTATTTCTTTCATCACATCATCTGTAATTTGTTCGTTTGTGTCATAGACATTAAAATATGGTGTACCATAATTAGAAAGTAGGTTAATCTCATCAGCAACAATGGTAGCACTACTTTGCATATATTGTCCGTTATTACCTCCAATTGCATTATTATGTAATTTTAATTTAATGAAAGAAGGGTTTTGTTTATTAAAAGCAATTAGTTGTGTATTGTTTGTATTAACACTTTTTACACCACAACGTATACGTAAATCATCATTACCTAATATAATATCACTATTTTTTCGACCAAGTAAAGCAACTTCATCATCTTTAGGTAAAACACCATCACACTGTGAATTATTAGACATTGATGGTGAAGGTTTTTTACCTGTATTACCTATTAATGTTGTTGCACCAAACGCATATGGGTCTTTAAATAAATATTGTGGTTGTGATATTATTGGTCCAATATAATATCTAATGCCATCCTCTTTATCACCATCAGCAAGAAAAACGAAGACAGCTTCATTAATTTTTGGTTTAATTTGTAAGTGTTTTGGTAATAGTGGAAATGCATATGGTATTTCGTCATCAGTTTTACGTTTATCAGCACCCAAAATTTTTGCTTTTATACGACATCCATCATATTCATCTTTAATGTCTATTACATTACCTATATATATTTTATAACTCATAATATTTTTATTATCCTAAGACACCATCACCATGTGCATTATTTATATTAAAACCAGCAATCTGTACAGGACCACCTGCATTAGCACCCGTACCTGTAATTTGTATACCACCAATAGGTATACCAACTTGTACTCTTGAATCCATTTTTAATGCCTTAACCATTTCTTCTACTCTAATAACTTCCATTGCTTCAGCAACATTTGCACTACCATCAGCAGACGGACCATATGGTGCACCAGCTTCAGTTTGTCTTTTAATTATGTTTGAAGCAATAATCATTGCAGATAATCCAGGTCTTTGTATCGCACTACAAACTAGAATTGTAGCAGGTATATAAGTTAGTGGTACTCTACACATACTTATTGCTTTTTCAATTCCATTACATATTTGTTCTATATTCATATTTTTTAACAATTTGTATCATCAGGTCTTTCTTTCTTAGGTACTATATCAGCATAACCAACATTATCTATTATTGTACCCATTGTATTGAAGTTAAATGAAATATTAGGTATACAATTCAATATTAAATTAAGGATTAAATCCTTATATGCTTTAATAGTTTCAAGTGCAAGTTTAGATATAAATAGTTTAAGAATTGGTGCTAATTTTTCCATCATAAAATTATACAATTCTTTTATTATAATATTTTTAACTTCTTTGATAATTGATAAAATAACATTTTGTATATCTTTCATTAAATTTTCCATACCTTCTATTTTATCAACTTGTCCATTTATTGCTGAATTTACAGCATACAAAATAGCAACTTTTGGACTAAGCACTTGTAGAATAATTTCTGTGACTGTTTGTTGTAAAAACTCGTTTATAAAATTGTGGTCAAATTTGAAATTATGGTTATTATTAATATCCATTTTGATTTGTGTATTATCACTAATTTCTTCAATTAAACCACCAATTATGTCTCTCTGATTTTTATTTTTGGAAGCAGGACTGTTGATATTACGTAAACTATCCATTACACCAGCGTATGCTGGATTATATGGTTCAGGACCAGTATATTTACCTGTATATTTTTCTGTGGTTTTCTCTAGTAAACTATTATATTCATCATTACTAAAAGAAAAGAAACAATCACTAACATCACTATCATCTGCTTGCATTACCTTTCTAACAATTTCACCAATTTTTTCTTTAATGATTTGTTGTTCGTATGTGTAATTTAAATTAACAGTACAAGACAATCCAAGTAACGAATTCACTATGTTTGCTAATAACGTTTTAGTATCAAATAATTTTAAACTATAGATATAATCGTAATTAAATTCAAAAATAGTTCTATTCATTTGAATTTTATCATTATATTTAGTGACGGTATAACCGGCTATTTGAGCATTGTTTGAATCATAAACCAAATCACCGATTTCAGGGGTATCTTTTTTTGTATAACAATAGAAATTATCTTTTTTATTATACCACTCATAATAATTGGAACTATTTTGTTTACCTGTAAGTTTTAATTTTATTTTATCTTTTCCACTATTTTTTATGGTAATAGTTGGTTTACCAACTTGTCTTGTATTGTAATATCGGTCAGCATTCAAATACACGTTAACAACACCACCATCAGTATCTTGATAATCAAGTATTACATATT